ATTCTATAGTGTTACTTGAAAAGTTTAACTCTAAAGAGCTAACACTGCTTAAAATCATTTGTTGTATTTTAGCAGTGACGTAAGTATTTCCTTCAGCATCTATCATTTGAATTCCTACACCTTCTGGTAAAAAAGGCTCTTTTCCACTAAGATTATAATAATGATCAAAAAGTTCAATTGCCATCCAATAATTTACATACCCATCTAATGCCTTTATAGTAACCGTCATTGTTTTATCAAATAGTTCTTGGTTAGGTAAGCTTGTTCTAAATCTTCTAGTATTCCCAGGAAAATCATTTTGCTGTATTGGATCAAAACTTGGCCCTGGTAATGATAAAGATTGAATTCCATAATTAAAAAGATCTATAGGTTCTTTAATCATGCTACCTGGCATACGATTAATATAAGGTTTATATTTTTCGGATATATTCTTAGGAATAAAAGTTCTAGGAAAATTAAACTTAAATTGACTATTTCTTGCAGTTATAAACATTATATGCTATACTTTTGTTGAACTCTAATCAGTGATTCGTAATTAGGTTTATTTTTTTGTTGTCTATTAACAAGTGTTTGTGCAACTCTTTTCTTACTGTCTTTTGATAATTTTTGAGCTTCTTTAGAATTTTGTTGTAATTTTTTAATTTTGCTACTACTTACTTCTTTATTTAATTCTTCAATTTCATTAGATAGTTCTTCATTACTAGCATTAAGAGAATTAATATTAGTTTCCTGATCACTTATTACTTGTTCAAGTTCTCTATTTCTTTGTAATAAATTTTCATTTTCTTGTTGAAGTTTTGCTAACTCTTTTGAATATTCTGTTGATATATTTTCTATTTCACTTGTTAATGATTTTCGTGCGGCTTCTGTAACTGATGAAAACTCTCCAATATATAAAACACTTTCATCAGATTCATTACCGTCTTCACTAGTCATGGCAGTTGAAATATAAAAATCTTTAGTTGTTAATGATAATATTTTTTTACTATCATCTTTTGATATTTTAAAAAGAACTTCACCAGAAGATATATCAATATCTTCAACTTTAGTATAGTTCGGAATTTTTATTTCATCAGTTCCATCTATAAATGAAATAAAAATAGTACCTACATTACTTAAATCAATTGGAGTATCTTCACCATCCTTTTCATCAAATAAGGTAAACATAAAATAATCATCAAATGGTGATATTTTAATTAACGCATCACCTTGTGGTAAAGGTTGTTCATTATTTGATAAGTTTTTAAACTTTTTAATATATCTTACTTCCTTTTCCTTAACTGTAGTATTTGTTAATATTTCTTTAGCCATCAGATTCTTCTATATTTTGTATTTTAACAGGTGATACTGCAGCTTTAACTTTAACTTTGTCTCTAAAGCTAGTAACATATGTAGTTTGTGTAATTGTATTATTAGTTGTACTATCAGATGCTCCATTTGGTCTAAATCCACTACCATTAGTAATAGTTATATTATTTCCAGAATCATCTTTAATTTTATTATATACTTTTGCAACAGTAGGAACAGTTCCTAGATTAATTTTCATTAATCTTCTACCATATTTTTTAGGATCAAATGAAACTAATCTAGCCTTTTTAATAATTTGTGTATTATCATTTCTATTAAAGAGTCTTAAAGTATAGTTAATAGCAAATGAAACTGCTATAGCGCTATTTAATATTATAGGCCTAAATCTAATAGGTTCATCAAAATCATTTGTTTGTGTAAACATTTGATCCGACGTTTGAATAAAATTAGTTTCTATCTGTTCACTGAGAGTTATTTGGTGTATTGCAATATAATCACCCCCTTCACTATTTAATTGCGCAATAAAATTAGAAAGCGTAGATCCTTGTATTTGACCAGTTAATTCAAAGAAATCACCTGACTCTGATTCTACAACTTCTGCAAATAATAAATCATATTCATCCCTATTAGGCAATGCAACTGAATTAATATCCTGTACATTAAAAAACTCATATCCATTATCTACAATAGTTTCATATATTCCTGAAAATTTAATTGTTACAGGTGGTGTTGATTTAAATCCTTGCCCTTCCGTTAATCTATATGATAATAAATTAGTATCATTAGTCAAAAAATTAGATGCCAAATAAAACAACGAAGGTATTTTCCATTCTATATATGTGGAATATAATTTAGTACCTAATAAAAAGGGATCAGGATTAAATACAGGTGTATCTGTTTTTAAAAAAGCTATAGATGAGGTATTTATCATTTTACCATCTCTTCTAGGTATTAATGATTCTATAATTAAACCATCAAAATCTTGAAAATCAAATCCTGAAGTAAAATGTACTCTAATAGTATCATATTCAATATTTAAATTAGGTGAAAATATCTGAGGTAAATTAGGAGTACTTGTTAGTTTAGGATCAAAATCATTATAAGGTACACCTACACTGGTATCAAGATATGCATATTGTGTTTTGTTTTCATCTATTGCAGCTACTGAGATATCTCTTTCATTACCCATAGTAGAAAACACAGAATCTGAATTAAACATATAAGAACCACCTGTGTAATCGTCTTTCATTATCTCAATAGGGAATGATGATGTATCAAAAGTGTCAGGATTTGCTTGATCAGTATATACATACTCAAGCAATATTTCGGGTGATATTTGTAAAAATCTTGATGAATTCATTTATTTATTTATTTACTTTCTTACCATTGTAAAAATTTAGGAGTATAACCTAAACCAATACCAACATAAGGCGCAACAGTGTTTCCACTATACCCTAAGCCTAATTGAAAACCAATGCCTAAAGTTTTTCTACTCTTTCTTCTTATTTTATTTAATCCTTTACTATTAGGATCAATCATAATTCCAGTAGCATCATTAAATGTTACTCCAGGATAATCTGTTTTTAATTTCACAAAAACTTCTTCAGTTTTAGTATCTTGTAAAATGCTTGCAGATAACCAAATATTTTGTTTAATATCAATAGATGCTTCTCCTAATGAGATACTATCATTAGAAATACTATAAGGTATCGTTGCATTTACGTTTCTATAACTTTTATCCCAAGATGCATTATTGTTAAATGTAATTGCAGATTCATAAGATCCAATAACAGTATCAATCGTTTTTACAGGAACTTCCACTATTTTTTCAACAATTTTAGTTTTTGTTTCTATTATTGTAATAGGTGGTTTGTTTTTTTCTATTTCTATTGAATCATTAAGTTCTTCAATTTTTAAAACTAACCCTCTTATTTCACCTACACTATTACCCCATTTGTCTTTGTAATTTTGTATAGAATCTGTTAATGCTATTTGATTATTTGTAATTCTTGTAACTTCACCTTTAGCTGCAGAAGTAGCTTCACATTGTCTAAATAAAAAAAATGTAAGCACAATGATACCACCTAAAAGAATCATTCTTGTATTTTTAGGATCAGTAAAAAAACTTAATATATTACATACTAATTTAATCATCATTAAGTGCTTCAATTAATTTATTTGGAGTTATTTCAGATTCTCCATATTTTGCAATTAGAGTACCCATAAAACTTTGTTCTTCATCTTTTAAATCTTCTGCTCTATTTAATAACTTATCTCTCTTTTCAGCTAAACTTTGTATACTCTTTTGCATAAGATCAATATTAAAATTAATCTCATCATATTCTTTAATAAAATATTTTAGTTTTTTCTTCTCGTCTTTTGTCATTTGTTTCTATATTTAAAATTATATTAAGTACCAACATACATTATAAACGCTAGTGCATAGTATGGTGGTAAATTTGAATCTGATTGAATTCCATGATTATGTGAAACATTTCCACCTTCTGGCTGAATTCTAGTATTTTCTACCTTTTGTATATTTTGAGTATTTGTGCCACCTATTGAACTTATTAACATTTCAGGTGAACCACCATCCCCTGTATCAGTACCTGAAGCAGTACGCCATCCAGCTGGTGAATTATTTGGTTCTCCGCTTGGTACTCTAGTCCATCCAGCTAAATATCCAAATCTGCTATCTAAATAAGAAGGTACATGATCGTGTTCCGGTATTTGGCTTAGAGTAAGAGTATGATCATCTGTTTGTCCACCGTGATTATGTTCTATTTCACCGCCAGTCGCTCCATTATTTTGTGATGTCCAATTTACATTAGGATTATCACCTACACCAACAACGAATCTCTGTCTTAAATCTGGTACAGTTACTCCATTTACATCATTACCATCACAAAGAGTCCATCCTGTAGGTATATTGTTCGTACCACCACTCCACATTATAATACCACCTACTGGTATAGGTGCTGCTTGTGATTGTGGTATTTCACTTAATTGATTATTGTTATTTGGATCTTTAACTACAAGATTACCTGTACTAGGTGATACGTCAGGTAGATTATTAGCTCTTATTGTACCGTTAAATGTAGAAACACTAGTAGGTTCACTTACATTAAACCATCCTTCTATTACAGTATCATCAGCAACGTTTAGTGTACTATTAATATTAGTCTGTGTTGAATTTATTTCAACATTGTTAGAAGTTCCTAAAGTTATACCATTACCTTGTGCATTTAAATTAATACCAACACCTAATATGTTTACATTATTACTTCCAGTAAATGCAGAAATATCAATATCACCACTACTAGTATTTAATGAAATACCACTAGTTGTTAATTGTATATTAGTGTTTGCGTTACTATTTAATCTAATAAGATTACCAGTTAATCCAATATTTCCAGCTTCACCTATAATTTTACCATTTTTGGTTGTTGATGGTGGTATTGTACCTAAGCCTCCGATATTTAGAGAAGCCTCATTTCCAGTGTATAAAACATTTAATGATATTTTAGGAGGTTGTTCTAAGCCTGAATATCCATTTACATTAACAGTAAAATTAGAAGTGTCATCAACATCAGCTGGATAACTATTTTCATCAAGTCCTGTTGTAAATTCAATATTCTTACCTGCTCTAAATTGCTGTCCTCTTGTACCAGTTAAAACCCTAAGACCTATAAGATCTGATTGTGGGTTTTGTGGAGCTTTAGGAGAGTTAATTATTAAAGTATCATCTACACCTAGCGAAATATTAGATAATTCACCTATAGCATCTTGTTCAAAATAATCATCTATAAGAGTACCACCGTGAAAAATTATTGATTTTGACCCTGATGTTTTTTGGTGAATAAATAAACTTGTAATGCTTGAATTTATTGAAGTTGCTAAAGTATCAGATAAAACACTATACCCTTGACTACCTGGTGATAAAGTATCTGCATTGATTGCAGCCCCAAAAACACCAGTTGAAATACCTTCGTTTTGCGGTGTTGCACCAGTTGTATCAAATGGTGCAGGGTATATTGAAGTTTTTAGTCTTTGACTAGGTGGATTACCACCAAAAAAACTAAGACCTACACTAATACCAGCTGATCCTTGCGGTCCTGTTAAATTAACACCTGTTTGTATCCACGATGATCCATCCCACGTCCAAACATTACCATTTGATTGTAAGTAATTATCATCTTCAATTAAATTAGAAAATATTAAACCAGTCGGAGGTGATCCTGGTTTTGGATTAGTATCTTCATACCACCTAGATCCTCTTTCACCTCTTCCCCCTATAGGACCTTGTGGACCAGTAGGGCCAGATGGGCCAGATGGGCCACCACCATTTAGAAGAAGCTGGTCAAAATTAAAATTAATTTTGTCTGCTGCTTGTGATATAGTATCAGATGCTATTATTTCTTGTATTACTATTGGCATTTTTTTATTATTTTTTAACTAAAGTAATACTAAGCCCTAATGACTCAGAAAAACCTGCCCTTTTGTTATATATTAGGCGCGTATCAAAGTCGTTGGTATTTAGTATTTTAGATGAAAAGTTTTCATTAATAATTAAACCTGCTGATTTTTTGTCTGAATTATTCAATAATGCAGTTTGATAGTCTGTTGGTTTATCTAATCGTTCTCGTTTTGTATATAAATTAATTGTACCTATTTTATATTGTGATAGTATATTATCTTCAATATATTTTTTAACATCATCATTTAAAGTATCTTCTTCACCAAAACTATATTCTTCATTTATATACTTAGAAAATACATTTTTAATAGGTTGAAATAGAAAATCAATTAATTTTTTTCTTATAAATAAATAAAGTTCAATTTTAATATTATCTTCCTTATGCATAAAATCACCATCTACTAAATCAGGCTGTTTAATAGCAGGCTCAAAAAATTCTGAAGGTGAAAAGGTATCTAATGTTATTTGATCTGGTGTTTTCATATACTTTGACCCAAAGAAAGATTTCTTTTCTTTCATTGATCTTGTCCCAATAATTATTTCAGTTGTATTTTTGTCTAAACTTTTTCTAAAATAACCAGGTTCCCAGTTTGAAGAAAATATGTAAAAGTCTCTCTTATCAATACCTACTTCATTAATTAAAGGGTATAAACTCCTAAATGCACTTTCATTTGATAGTTCTAAAACTGAAGAAGGATCTTCAATATTTACTTTATGATAAAATAAATTTTTAATTTGTCCAAAATTTAAAACTTTAGAACTATTGAATTGAGAATTAGCATGTCTAGTTAAATTAAATACTTTAAGTTTATAATCTTCATCAGGTATAAAACTACCAGTTGAATCTGTTAAACCAGTGGATCCTGTGTTTTGTATAAAATCTAATTCTAAATAAGGATCTTTAAAAAATATAACATCATTAGATATAGGTTCATAACTACCTGAATGTCTAGCAATAGGTGTAATTCTAGGAGTTTTTTGTAAACTTAAATCATAACCAATAATATCAATTAAATTAAATGATGTTGGCTTAGCAGGATCTGGTAAAACTCCAGTATAAATAGACTTAAGTATATCATCTTGTGATCTTAAGTTAAGTAAAAATGTTTGTACAAAATTACCTGATGAATCTAATAAAGGTTCACCGCTTTCATTTATAGTTTCATATACAACGCTAGGATCTCCTTGGTTAACTGCTTTGGCTATAGATGCAAATGAAACACTATTTAAAATATTTCTAAATTTGTTATAACCACCTCCTATAGTAATATAGTCTGCTTGTCTTAATATTAATTCAGGTGGGGTACCAGGTGATGGTAATACTGTAATATTTCCATTTTTTAATACTCTACTACATATTAATATATCATCAGACAAAACTTTAGTTATACCATCAATTAAAAAAGTATCATTACCTATTTGAAATTGTATATTTGTATACTGACCATCTATTCCTACATTCACATCGCTTAAAAATTTAGTAGGTATACCATTAATATCAGGTTGACCTTTTATTTTTACTTTTGACACATCCTCAACCCATGGACCACTAGTTGTAAAACTTATAGCACCTTGCATATTACCATTTTCATATTCAAACTGGTCTCCTATTTTAATAGGCTCACATGAACTATCTGTAGAATATGCGCTATTTAGTGAATATAAACTGGTTCTATCTATAATTTGATCATTATCATTGATACATTCATATGCAAGATTTATTGATATTAACATAACAATAGTTTTCCACTTCTCATTTTTAATTATTTTAATTTGAGACTCTGGTTTGTTTGGTATATTAGGAACAAGCATAACGGAAAATCTATAATCATTAAACCTACCATCTCTAACATAAGAAATACTTTTAGCATTAAAATTAACATTAGCAGATTTTAATGCTTTAGGTTTTGCAATAATTTTTACCCCTCTTAAAAAGGCTTCACTAAAATTATCTTCATCACCACCACTAAAAACACCATATCTTAATTGTTTGTCAACAATACCAGTTTCAAAAGAATTACTTAACTTATCTATTATAAAATATTCATCAAAATAATTTATGTTTACATCTTGGAATGTACCTGGTATATAGGGTGTATTAAGTGTAGGATTAGGCAATATTGAGTCAGTAGGTGCTTCATTGAAATAACTCCAAGACTCTTCAATTGCGTTTTGATTGAAATATTCTGGTACCTTTGCTAAATAATACCATTCATGAGAAAATCCAAACGGTGATCTATTAAAATCATATTTAGAAGGTGAAAAATTATTTAAAGTAAATGCTTCAGATACGTTTAATCTATATGGATTATTTCTTACATCCTTTCCATTTTTAAAATACCCCCATTTGTTTATATAGGGTATTACTCTAGATGATACTGCTTGTGATGTTAAATAATTTTCTTCAAGTCTATTATACTCAGATGAAATAACAGAATCAAAAGATTCATCTGGGTCTGCATCTTTAAGTAAACCTATTAAAGTTCCAAATCCACCATTATCATAAAAATTAATAATATCTGGATTAGAAGAAACACCAGTAGGAATAAATGAACCCCCTGTAACACCAGTTGATATAATATCATTTTGTGTATAATACTCTTTCTCAAATTCTAATTCACCTAAATTTCCATATAATTCACTATAAAAATCATAATCAAAGTCTTTAATTGGGAAAAATGAAAATCTACCAAATGAAGGTTTATATTCATTATATAATGAAACTTGTTTTATACTAGTTAAGTAAATATCATTATCTTCCAGTTGTATAATTATATACTTATCTACATTTCTAAATCCTATTATTTCATTATTATTATTTCGTATAGGTTCTTCTAAATAAGGCATATAATTTTTAATAGAAGTAAAACCACCATTTGTTTTAATAAACTTACCAGGTGTAAATCTATCTTCATCACCTTTTTGTATTTTTAGAGATGAATTATTTTTATCAGTACCTCCTATAAAATTTGTATTAGGATTATTTACTGATGTTATTGGGTATGTTTCAATAGGTAAATTAGGATAAGAATCCCAGTCTAACGTAACATTTAAATTATTAAATCTACTTCCACCAAATCTTGAAATAACATAAACACTATTTTTATTATAAAAGGCAGTAAAAAGTCTTTTGTTTTGGTTTATGCCATTGTTTATTGCATTTGTTATTGATTTTGCAACTTCTTCATTAGTACCACTTGAATTAAAAAATGATTCCACATTTTCACCAACAGTAGTAGCAATATTAGAATTAGAATATACTTCTCCTATTAAATCTGTACCATCATAAAAAGAGAACCTAACACCATAAGGAATTTGGCCATTAATAGTAAATGATACTAATGATCTTCCTTTATCCGAAAGTATTTCAGCTTCAGCAAAAGTATCAGGCTGTTTATATCCAGTTAATAAAGAAATATCAATTTTTTTATCAAATAGTCTTATTTGATTATTTTCCCATATTGACCCTTTTTTAACTGTATGAAATTGATTTTCTTTATCCTTAACATAAAAAATAGATTCAACTTCATTAACTCTATCAGGTGTTAAAAATCCAGTAATTGTAGAACTTCTATTTTCATCTAAATAAAGCAAAACACCTCTTGGGTTTTGTATTTCAAATGAAGTATTTAAAGTTTCAGAAATTTGATCAACTGTTTTAATTTTAGGAGTTTGTGTTTTTTCAACTCCTTTATAAAATCCAGTTCCTGATAGATCAAATTCTCCTTCATTTATTTCATTTACATATAAACCAAAATATCTGTTTATTGAATATTCATCAGAATTTGGATCATCAAATAAAAATTGCATATTTATTAAATTAGCTGCAATAATACCATTTTGTTCAAATCCTTTAGTAAATAAATATTCATTATTTATAATTGTAGTATCATTAGTTATTAAATCCTCGTATAAAAATTTACCACCGCTAGAAAAACCCCCTGATGAATATGATATTCCATTCCATTCAATAGGCTCATCTTTTCTCCAGCTAACTGTTAGTGGTGAACTAGGAAAATCTTTTTGTGAACGGTATCTTCTTATATAAGAACCTAATTTGGTTTCTTCAGTTAAATCAAATGTCTTTATAGCAGTACAGTTTTCTAATACATTTTTTGTAAATTCTTTAGAAGTCTGTGCGCTGTCTTCGCCATCATTAGGATTATCTGCAGTTAAGTTATTAACCGAAACAGGATCATTAATTCTAAATATTACAAAGTATTTAGGTATTTGTTCATTTAACCAAATAGGGGCTAACATTCCTAAACTTTCTTTATAAGATTCAGATGACATCACTTGAGTACCTGCAGAATAAAACATTTCATATTGTTCTGCGTATGAAGATAGTATCGAGATATCATTATATTGTTGATATACACCATACGCAAGTTCTTTAGGAAATGCCCCAAATTGAAAAAACCTATGTACATCATTATTATAAGTAGAATCCCCACTTATTTTAAATGATTTAAATCTAGAAGATGCCAATTGTGTATTGGCACTAAATGATTCTAAATACAAATCATTACCATTGGATACTAGCTTAACATTACCTGATAATTTTGGATTTGTTCTTAATAAACTATATGAAGCTTTATCAAGTATTCTCTCTACCATTTAATTTTACTTTTTTTATTTATTTAAGAACAAAAACAAAGTAAAATTAATTACGAGGCGCTCTAGTGAAACCTGTAAGATCTCTAGTAGATCTAGATCCACCACTTATTGCTTTATTTACTTGAGTTTCTGTGATAGTTGGACTAAGTTTTGTTACAACTTTTTCTAAATCACTTAATCCCTTAGTTACTGTTGCGGCCGGGAATACTTTAATATTAAGATTATCTGAGCGGTACTTTGCAAAAAATTCTAAATCAAATTGTACAACATCTTCGCTATTAGGATATATATCTATTCCTATTCTTTTAGAATAAGTAACATTTGTAGTAGCCCCAGTACTATCTCCAGCAATATTACCTAAACCTCCAGCAGATCCTAACCCTGAACCAAAATAATCAGTCATTCTATATTGAAATACTATAGGAACGTTAATAGAATTTTGGCTTCCGAATTGTATAGGTTTAGATGATTGTAAAGAATCACCCTCTACTTGTATATTTTCATGATCATCAGTAGCTAAAAATAAATAAGATCCGCATGATTTTTTACCAATTAAAAATTGATCAAAAGTATCAAAGCTACTTTTAACATTTCTACTAAAATTAGTAAATGATGAATTTAATACATTATTAATACTAGGACTACCTTGTAAAGATTGTGACCCATTAGGTGCTGATAATGATGAAGGGTAATTTCCTGTACCTGCTAATGAATCTAACTCTAAAAAGTTTTCATTTAAATAAATTGCCTGTTCCTTACCTTTATTTTGGTCAGATTTTAATGGTATAAACTTAGAATGTCTAAATATTAAATTAGCAGTATTATTACCAGTAGATGTACAATCAACTCCACCAACAGGTGAAGATGGTAATGTAAAGTTAGAATTATCACCTGTTAAATCAATGTATGATTGTCTATAAGATGAATAATTTTGTAAAATTGGGTGTTCTATATGAACTTCTATAGTATCATCATTAGAACCACTAAATGTACTTGCGGTTGTAGGATTTCCATTCGAGTCAAAACCTCCACCCCATACAAATTGCCCAGACGTAATATTACCTGTGTTATTATTTCTGCCATAAAAATTTTCAGCAGTATCAATATTAATTATAAACTCTCCATCAGGATTAATATAGCTATAAAAATTAGAATCCGAAGATACATCACTAAACCTACTATATAAAAATTGATTTTTATTTTGTGATGATTGGTATGGTGAAATAGATTTAATTTGACCATACTTATTACTTGCATCAATAACAGGGTTTGTCAATATTATTGGTACTAAATCATACTTTCTAATAGTGTTGTAATTACTATCATTAGAAGAATATGTTGGTCTATTATCAGACTGATTAGTTGCACTATCATCTAACCACTCATACGTAGCAGGTAATATAACACTACCACTAGAAGCTTCTGTTGTGGAAAAGCTTGGATTTTCTGATTGTTTAACCATTCTAGTTCTAGAACCAGCAATACTTGCTATTAATTGTAATGTTGTCTGTTCACTGTTAGCAATATTTAAAAAGAAAGTTTTTGATATAATTGCACCTCTAGGATCATCCAAGTCTAACACTTCTTCTGAATAAAACCCAGAAAATACTTTAGTTGTAGCATCTCTGTTAATTTTAATGCTATTACCTTCCTCATCAATTAGAGTGATAGCAAGTTCACCTTTAGCTGTACTAAGTATTTCTTCAAATTGATTAAGTCTGTTTTGCATTTCTGTTAATTTTGAAAACAGATCAATTGGTGTTTGTTCAGATGATAAAAACCCTGAAGCAATAGAAGAAGCCGTATGTGCGAAAAACTTCTCATTAGCTGTAAATTGAGTAGATAAATGTTCATTAATACCTTTTGAGTTCAAATCTTCTTCTAATTTAACCCTAGCTAAATCTTCAGTATTTTGTTGTACTATTTGATTTACTGCATTATCAGAACTTAAATCTGCTGGAAACTCAATTCTAATAGGATCTGACCATACACTTTCTAATGGGTTAGATGGCCATCCTGCCTCTGAAATAGATTTAACTTGAACTTCAATAATTTCACCTTTTCTTATTGGTACATCAAGCTGATTAATATTAATTTCATCTGCATTATCAGTTTGAATAGGTGCCCATTCATATCTCCCAGTAACTTCATTTTTAATTCTAGGTCTAAGAACACTTTCAATTATATTATAATTTGAAAATGCACCTTGGCTTTCAGCCTCACCATCTTGAAAGGTAAATTGATCAACAGGGTTTGCTGCGCCATCTTGTGATAGATATCTATATCTTACTTTAAATTTAATAATTTCTTGTGGTCCAGTTGATTCAGATATTTTTTCTTCTGGTAACTTCCAAAAACCTCTAGCTCTATATTTTGGAGATATACTAGAAACTGAATTGTCATCTGCTTTAGATGAAATTTCTTTAACCACTGATGAATATAATTCAGATTGAGATGATCTTTCTGTTATTAAACCTTGTAATTCATTTCGGTCAGCATCTCTTTCAACTTCAGTTGTGTAATTTGTTGATTGTATTCTTGATCTCTTTTTAGAAATAGCATCATCTAATTCCTTTATCTTAGCTTCAAGAGTTATTTTTTGATTATTAAGATCTTCTAATTCAACTATAGCACTTGAATTAGTAACTTGTCTATTAATTGCAACTACTTTAAAGTCATTTATAGATAATGCAGGAGAATTAGGATTAACACCTTCTTTTGAAGTTGGAAATTTATCTTGTGCAAATGATAATAAAAATCTACCAAAATCTATTGCACTACTTTGATAAAACTGAGATAACGTTTCTTCTGTACCATCATCATTTAATGTAGTAAGATCATTTGTATAAAATGAAGAACCTGGTGACCAATTTACTGAAGGTATTTTAGAATTAGGATCTATTGGTTTAATAAACGTCACACATCTTTCATCAAACCCAACAGTAACGTCAACCTCTACTTGTTCATTTAAACCTGATCCTATTTTTAATACATCAGAACCGATACTTATAGATCTAGATCCTTCTACTAAATCTAATACTACAGAATTTGTACTTGAATCAATTTGAATTATTTTATATCTTGTGTCAATAGAATCAGATATAACTTCTAATGAATCACCTACCTTAAGCTGTATTGTGCCATTAAAATCAGCTTCACTATCATTATAGGATAATTTATTTAACTTATATAATTTCTTCTTAGATGTGATACTAACACCATTAATCTCTTGTGTAACATCTATATCTGATATTCTTATAACACTAAATTTACCATTATATCTTTTACTTCTTGGTGGTAAGTCAACTACTGCTTCGTCTAATACATAAGAAATATTTCGTTCAACCATTTCCTGTATAAAATCATCAAATCTTATATCAGATCTACCTTTATATGAATTATCAAAGAAATTAGTTTTACTTTTTGTGTTTGTTTCTAAAATATACCTTCTAACTATTGCTCTTTCAGTATTAATAGGAACTTGACCAGTAATATCAAAACTTACATATAATAAAGGATTTATTAATTCTTCAAAAAACCAGTTAGGTTTTATGTTAAAGGTATTAACAGAATTTAATTCATTCAAATCTTGTGCTTCTGATGGAAGGTTTGCTAAAACTAACTTTCTAAATGTACCGTCAGATAATCTTATTGAGCTATTTCCACCACCAACATTAGTAATAGTTTGTATATTTCTATCTAAGCGATCAACTGAATTTTTAAGAAAACCGAAGCTAGGTAAGGTAACTCTTGAAATCGTATTATCACTGTTTTGTAAATCAATAGTAACTGACTCCCGGTTAGAAGTTATTGCTTGGTTTACCTTTTCAAAACTTTCAACTGAATTGTTAAAGAGTCTTAAAAGCTCAGGAAGAAGTGTTGATATTGAATTTTGTTCTGCCATTTATATTTTTATTATTTATCTAATCACATCATGTACAAAGTTAAGAATACCTTGTTCTGTACAAATAATTTCTATGATAGGTTTATTTGACAACTCAGAATTATTAATAGTAGCGACCTGTGTACCATAAATACCGTTGTTTAATCTGTTCTTAGAATCAGTAAACACTCTAATATTTCTTGATCCTAAATCTATAGGAGTTTCAAATACAATTCTAACAGTTTGACCTACTTTAAATTGAACATCACTGTCATCAATATTAATAATAAGATCGCCTCCTGCGGTATTTACTGTATTTAATCTTAACATATTTGTATAAGGTTGTAATTCAGTAAATACTGTAGGTGTAGATACATTAAGATTTAATGGATCATTAATTGTAATATCATCACCATTAGTATTGGTAGGAATAGCAAAATTATATTGCTGAGTACCTAATGAAAGTGTAATTATATTAGGTACACTCTTATCAACTATAATACCTTGACCCTGTCTAACAACATCAGTGTTATATTGTAATGTTTGGGATACTTCACCATTTGCTAATAATTGTATTTCATCAGCATTCTTAGCAATAAGATCTAATATAGTAGAATCGTTTGCAAAAGCAAGAGATGCATTATCAATTTGGCTTTGCATACTATTAAGTTGCTCTTGTAATGATGATATATCAGAAGAAGAATCTGTTCTATTTTCAATTGATTGTAATCTAATATCTAAATCAGAAATTTCAATTTGTTGTCTTTGAAATATTTTTGCGGATTCTTGTAATTGGGCCGTTGCTTCAGAAAAGAGACCCATTGAGAATGTATTATAATCATTAATAATAGTATCAATACCAGCAGAGCCCGGTGAAGCATCAAATCTTAAATTAACTTTAAAACCATAACTATTACCATTTTGGCCTGTTACTCTATTTGGTTTAAACTTAGGGTATCTCTGTATAAAACCCCCATCTGTAGTTGGGGTAATATTGTCTAATAATAATATACCATAAAGATTTGTTGCTGTATTAGATGTGTTAGAATTATCCTTTAAATCATAATAAACTAAAACAGCATTAAATTCAAAATTACCTGAATTATCGGTTCCATTAAACTGAGGTATTGTACTAACCTCAGGATTACTTGTAATCTGTTGATAGTCATTAGGATTAAAATCAACTGAAATACCATCAAGCTTACTTCGTCGGTATGCAACGCCACTAAAACCAGAAGGGTTATTATAATCTGCTGGGTATTTTCTAATATCTATATTACCTGCATCAGTAAAAGTAGAAGGTTCAGTAAAATAAGAATCAGTTATTGATGGGGGTGTACTTTCATTCATCCAATTTGCACCAGGATCAGTGTAACCAGCAGGACCTGGTCCTTCTAGTGCTTGATCATAATCATAAAAAGCAAACATATCTAAGCCTTGTGGGTGAATTGTGTTTGTACCTCTACCTAAAATATATTCATCTTCTCCTTGTATACTTATACCAGGCTGGTAATTATTATCCTCAATTGAATCAAATAAAATAGTTGGTGTATTACCAACTTCAGTAGGAACGTTAATGTATAATTCAGTATAAGCTTCTCCTGCTTTATCAACATTATTTACAATATCAATTTCTCCGATATATTTAACAACCCTACGATATTGCTCTGGACCATTTAATCTTTCATCTTCCTCAACAAAAAGAGGCCTAGTAACACCGCTACTTTGTTCTAGATTTGAAGCTTCCCTAAAACGTATAGCTCCAGTTTCTTTAAGCCATTTAAAAAATATTCTTTCAGTTGGTGTATGATTAGTTGTATTATCATATGAAGAATCACTAATAATAAGCTCTTCTATATTTAATGCATAGTTTTGAAAGCTTTCTGCCCAATTAATATTAGGGTCAGATTTTAAACCACCATTCCATATTGCACCATCTATTGTATCAAATTGCATATAATTTTGATAATTACTAAATGTATTAGTATCTAATCTATCAAAATCAGGTAAATTTAATAATACAAATTTAGAAAAGACTAATCTTAAATTATCATTACTAAATGTTTTAGATAAGTCTCTTGCTGCTGATGTAAACGTATATAGAGTACCTCCATCTGCCTGCGGTGTTCTTATTAACGGTGTTGTTGCCATACTTTATAATTTCTTGGTCTATAAAGACTCTTTTTAATTTATGAAATGGTGTATCCTACTCCACCAATTAAATACCATGATGGATTTCCAGTGCCATCATCAATACATAAAAAATGAGCAGAATCTCCTTGTTGATCTAATGTAACAGTAGGAGTTGAACCAGCACCTGGTAAAATAAAAGGATTAATTGCTCCTCTTAAATCAACAGAACCTGTCGTTGCTTCAGAATAAACAAAAATAATTTCTTGTCCAATTCTACCGTCATGGACTTGTACTGTTAAACTGCCGGTTGCATTATTACTTACTCGTTCAATTGAAAACGGTGGAACAGCTGTACTAGTACCTACTTGTGCATTTAAACCTGGCCCAGTGAATGTATCATTAATAGTTTGTGGATTTACATTATTTCTAATTAAATTACCACCATTAATATTAACATTACCATTATTAATATCAACGTCTGTTAAGATATCAAATGTTGATGCATTAATGTCTAATAAAACAGTATTTAAACCAACCCTAAGTGACTGTGTTTTAAGGTCATTTAAGCTAGTGATTGTACCAGCAGTTGGATTAAAATAAATTTCCATTGCATTAATTTCAGATGCTAAAACATTAAAGTTATCATTTAACACCAGTCTAGATCCAGATAATGAATCAGTTCCTAAAATTTCTGTTACCGTAATTGCCATATTTTTTACTTTATTATTAGAATATTTCTTTCTTTTTTATATTTATTACCATTACTATCCTCAAGTTCAAGAGTAATTTCATATTTACCTTCTTTCTTAAATAAGTAAGTTAAGTAACGGCTTTCAAAATATATATCAGCTATGCTTGAGTTAGTGGTATTTCTTATTTTCCATTTAGGTTTATCCTTTCCTAATATTCTACAGTTATCATAAACAAACATTGCCCATGTTAATTTTGGTAAAGTTTTTCCATCATTAATAAATTTAGCAGTGTCCCAGGTTGGATTACTTGATATATGTAATCCTTTTTTATAAATTAAACTTTCACAACCAGTAAATCCAGTAGATCCAGTAGATCCAGTAGATCCTGTTGCTGCACATACTGTATTTCCTGAAGAATCTACAATATCAATATTAGCCCAATCACCATAAATACCAAAATATCTAGATACTGCTTGTATAAATTTTTGATCTAAACCTGCATCATATACTACATTATAAACATACTTATTTAATATAGGATCATCAGATACATTTAATGCGGAAGCAACATCAGCTAATGTAGTATATGATGAATCAAAGAAAAATTCACCTACATCACCATTAAGATCTTCTATTCTCAAATATGTACCAGAGTAAAATTCACTAAATTGAAAAAATGATGGAGTATCACCTGATGTTGATGTCATATTCCACCATAAGTGATATGTATCATTCCAATTACCACCTTCTACATTATCCCAACGATATGGGCCAGCAAAACTTAAATTACCATCATTTTGGTAATTAAGTAATTGAAAGTCTGGTGATGTACCTAGTCCAAAATTATTAAGAATTGAATTTACCCTATCTAACGATTCATATAATTTAGGAGTTTCATCGCCCCAAGTAACACTAGGTTCTATTGGTAAATTCCACTGGGACCCATAATCATTCCATTTATATTTACCATCACTTTCCCATGTATAGTTTTCCTTTCTAGCTTGGTACCATCCTGAATACTCAACTTCTTTACCTTCAACACATATTCTATCAATTTCAACTTTAGAAGATATATTATTATATAAATCAAACATTTTCATTTCAACTGTATATGTACCTACGTAAGGTAATATTAAAGGTAGTCTTTCGTACTCAGCCATAGAACCTCTTATAGTATATAAAAATTCAGGTGAAATTTCAGTTTTTTCTTTAAAAATACTCCATTCTATTTCTTCAAAATTACCTCTAAAAATACTATCCCATGTATATAATTTAGATCCAGGTAAAATTATTTTTTGAAAAAAGCTAGTTGAAGATTGATTTACTCTTTCCACTGATAATGATAATCTATTAGGAGTATCACCAAATAATCTTATGTCATAAAACTCACAAGAAGTAGTACCACCAGTTGATGAACAGTTTTCTTCTGATTGAGTAATTTTATAAAAAGTCCATGGATCAATAAAATTTGATTTAAGAGTTAGTAATTGATTAAATAAACCGTTTCTAACATCTTCTTCAGTGTCACCTAACTGTACTGTATATGATATGGTTAAATCAGTCTCCGGGTCATATATTTTATATACATCATTTGTTGATGGCGTAATAGGTCTTAAGTCTATATTATAATATACACCACCATTGTCTAATTGATTCCATGTTGAATTTATACTATTCCATGTTTCATTCCCAAAACTACAGTTTCTTAAAACTATAGGAGCTCCTATTGGTATACCTGGTTTATCAGGTAATTGGTTTGATGATCTCCCTTCTTGGTATTTTGTTGTATTAATACCAGGTGCATATCTGGAAAAGTATGATAAAAATATATCGGATACATCTTCCACTGTTAAAGTATCACCATTAACAATATTTCCTAGTGGATCATTTACATCAGGCCCAATAGGTGGTTTTGGTAAAACATCTCCACTATTATAAGGACCTATTATAACATTAGGTCCTGCTTTATCAACTAAAGGTGTAATAAAAGCATCACAAAAATCAACGAATGATTTTCCTACAATAGCTTCACTTTCTAAGCAGTCTAATGCAAGTGTTCTTAAATCTTCTAAATATACACATTCATCAGGTTCAACACAAAAGTTTGCATCTATTCCTATGTTTAATGTATTAGTTTCATTTTTACTTATTGTACTCGTTAATTCCTGTAGACCAAAAAATTCAGCCTCACCTACTATTTCTTTAATATGAGCATTGAGTGGTAAAAATTCTTTTTCTAATTTTTCCTTTAATCCAAATAATTTAATTAAGACTTCTTCAATAGTAAAATCACTAGTTTCTTCAGTTAAAGGTAAATCATCAATATCATAAAAATCTTCTCTAATTTCATTAATTTTATAAATTAAACTAAATAAACTAGTTTTTCTAAAATTCTTATTAGGAAGAGATATTTTTTTATCATTAAGCTCTACAATAGGATCAAATATACCAATAGGATTACTTTGTATATATGTTCCAAATTTATCAGAATTAACATTTACATTTTTCCAAAACTCCTTAACTTGTAAATTATCGTAACCAAAAAATTTAATTGCATTAATAAGACCTTTATATGAACCGATAAAGGTATAAATATTATGCCCTTCTAACATAATTTCCTTTCTCTTTTCATTAATCTCTTGATAATCAGGTAATGATTCATTAATATCAACTTCTCTAAATATACTACTATCTTTAGCTATAATATTATAACCAAAATTTTGAGTCATTACCTTTAATCTTTCGTCTTCTTCAATAGTTTCACCATAAATAGTAATTTCTGCAACTGTAGTTGCAGTGCTCCTATCAATAATCTTTAATGTTCTTCTGTATGTATCTTCATTCTTTGAATTAATACATATGTTAAGTTGGAGTGCTTCAGATCTAATTTGTGATGTAACTAAATATCCATCTGAATTGAATGTTTGATTAGGATCATAATCTAATGGTGCAAATATTTGATCATAAAACTGTATAGGAGGACCGTCATCTTCTCTTACCAATGCAGACTGTGTCCCTGTATCAAAATTACGATCAAACTGAAATAATTTTAATTCAGTAGGATCTTGGTCTTTCCATTCAATATCCCATCCACCATTTCCAGTGATAGTAGAACCTGTTGAAGCTTCAGTATCATGAGGAAATCCGTATTTAAATACATTAGATGAATTAATTGAGGCATCAACCATTTTTTCTAATATAAATATTTGTGCAACTTCAAATAAACCTACAGATACTTGTGGTATGTAAATATCACCAGTCCACATATCTTGATCACTATCATAATCAAAATTATAGTTTTTACCGTTTTTATCAAAAAAGTATATGTTATTCCAAAGATTTGCCATTATCCAATAATTAGTTTATTTTTTGATAGTCTTTAGGTACAGCATAATTATAAAAAATTCTTAAATACTTAACTCTATTCAAAAAGAATGTCATAATAGGATTAAGATAATTATTTAAGAATGTTGAAAGATTAGGATTTCTAAACATATAATTTGACATAGTTCTTTGTAATAAGATATTATTATAATCATATCCTACATTTTTTAAATCCCACCCTTCTCGGTAAGTAGCCTTATATCTACTTGGAAATCCTGTTCTTCTATCCTTTCTATTTAATGATGACATATTATTCTCCTTTTAAAGCTTTAATTGTAGAGGTTTGCTGTAGTCTACCTGTATTTGAACTAGTTGAATTTTTACCAGTTGCTATTGTAGTTCCTCTATTTCTTCTTAACTTATTATATCTTTCTTGTTGAGTTTTATTATATAAGTTGTTTGCAATTTCTTCTTTAAAGAATATATTTAATGAAGATATACCGGTATCTTTAGGCGTTTCTTCATAAAAATTATTATTACGATCTTCCCATCCTCCTCTAATTATTGGAAGATCTTCAGGCCCAATAACAACATCACCAAATTCGTCCAAGCCTAATTGAGGATCTTCATCTTCTTTTAATACAATTTTTTTATTTTCAATAAGAACTTTCTGGTCAGTGTTAGGATCAATGCCATACACTGGTATAAAATAAAAACCGTCTCTAATTGCTTTTTCATTTTCTTCAGAAATAAAAAATACATTAACAGAGTCAATACCTTCAATATCTTCTATTATAGAAACAATATCAGATCTAGGAATTCTATCCCTTCTATTAATATTTAAAAAATAAAGATTTAATTGTTCTCTTATTTCATTTCTAATTTTATTTTTATCAGAATTTTCAAAATATCTTAAAACAATATTTAATGAATACTTTCTAATAATAGGATCATTAATTCTAACCTCTGCAGTAACAACCTGTCTTCCGCTTTGGTTAAGAATATCAAATACTTGATCTTTTTCCGCTTGTGTTAATACGAATTCTTCTTCTTCAATGTTAAAATAGTCTTTATCACTAGTAAGCTTATTTTTAATATCAGGTATTAAAAACAAATAAATTATATTATCATCATTAAGATATTGATCATCTTTTGTGTTATATGCATCTATAAATGAAAATGCATTATATTTTCTTAAGTAGTAAATGTAGTTATTAGGATTTGCCAAAACAAATGATCTACTTGAATATGGTGCAATTAACCTAGTAAAATCAGGATCTTCTGTGTTACTTCCAAGATTAGGATTTCTTGTTATATTAATTGCAAGATATTCATTAAGATCAACATCTTCACCTGATGGGGTAGATCCACTATCTTTAAATGAAAGGGTCATTGATTTATTTCCGCTTATATTACCTGCAGCACCTCTTGTCTTAAGATATGTTACTTCTATACTTGATCCTAATGGAGGTCTAAACCCAAACTGTTGATTACCAAAAAAGATACTTATACCACCTGTTATACTACTTTTAACCATAACAGCTTTCATATCACGGTCCATATCATATAGTGAGTTAACATTTTCATATCTTTGACCGTCAACTTTAACAATTACATAATCATTATCAGTACCTTCCTTTGTAACGATATTAAAGCTTTGTAAATCTCTACCTGTACCTGTAAAATTTTGTGTTTCTAATTTTCCTTGAATTAACTCAACGTTAATAAAATCTTTATTAGATTTTTCGAGTCTTACATAATCATTATCAAATCTTAAAAAATAAGTTAACCCATTTTCAGCAACTTCAACCTCAGCTAGATTATTAATTTGAACATAGTTACCGTTTATTTGACTAGCTTTTTCATTTAGTCTTAATCCAATAATACCTCTAGCAGAAATACCTCTAGTAGGATCATGACCTGTTAATCTTGATAAACCATAAATTGACTCAATATTTCTTGCTCTTGCAATATTAAGTTCTGTTGCAACAGATTCAATATAAAAAAATATCATTTCACCTAAATTTGCAACTACTGTGAGTATTTGCCCAAACGGTGATGCAGGAGTAAATACCTCAACTGCTTGATCATACGTTTGCTGTAAATACCTAAACGAATCCTGGAATAATTCCGAAGCTTTTATCCTTGTCTTACTAAAAAATGACATTTAAAAATTTTAATTTTATTAATATAGTGCACCTATTACTCTCTGTTCATTAACAAAAATATCAACCAATGCACCGTCTCTTTCTTCAGTCTTATAAAACCTTACTTTTGAATTAACTATAAATTTACGGTCACCTGAAGTACAATAAGCAGTTAACTGTTGATTTATTTTTTGTTCAATAACAGATTCATTTAATACAAGAGAAAATATTAAATCATCTAAATTACAGCCAAAATCAGATACTCCTAAAACTTCAGTTTTCCTGGTTAATAAAGTATTTTCTATTTTTACAATAAGTTGAGATAATGCATCATCGACTTCTAAACGAGATGGGTCGTATTTTGCTGAATTTTCTTCCCTGCTGTAAATATCCTTAATCATAGAGAGACTTCTTTTATTATATATTCTCTCTTAATTTTTAGTAAATTATAATATAAAAAATCTATATAAAATTATCCAGTAAAAAAGTAATCAACACCTTCATCCCCTTTTATCTCTTCTATAATTTGAGTTAATTCTTCTTGCCCTTCACTTAACACAAGATCAAAGTTTATAGTAATGTTACCTGGTAAATTGTAATTAAAGGTTCCTAAAATTCTTGCAAGCTGTGTTTTTGCTTTAGCAGTACAGTATCGTATGAACACTTCGTCTTGAAATAAATAGCAATCAGATATTTTAGAATATATTTGAAAGATTACAGTATGTTTAGGTAGTTCTCCCATAAATCTTAGTTTATGAGAAAGTCTGTTATAATTGTATGATATTTGTGGTTGTAGTGCTTGTCTAGCGTTATCTATAAATTTTTCGTTAATTACATAATACATTAAATTTTCACTTCCTATTCCTGCACCATAAAGATCATCATAAATAAATTTGTCTATAGATAAATCAGGATCACCAGCAGAAAATGACCTAGACCCAAAACCACCATCTTCACCAGAAAATCCACCAATTTCAAACACATTGTTTACTGAATACACACCATGAGGCATACTAACCACACCTCTATTACTTTGTAAATTACTTTTTGATAATGTATCGCTTTTATTATTTATACCATCAGAAAAACCACCATTATCCCATGCACTTGCAGGTAAAGCAATGTACATTTCTTCAACGCTATCTTCATAAATTTTATAAAAATAATCTTTAGCTCTTTTAACTATTCTAGCAATTTCCTTTTTAGGTACTGTAAACGGTACCTGGCATGCTATAGTTAACTCATCATTAATTTCTTTGATTAATGTATCTAAACATTCTTTTGCATTAGGATCATCACAATCAACGTAACTCATAACTTATTTTATTTTTTCTATTTCTATAACCTCAGTATTATTAAATTTAGCATGATTAGTAGCTCTACCTTTTCTAAATATACCACCATTCATCTCACCGCTAAAAACACCTAATTTTCCAAAAATATAACAATCATCAGTCATGACATTTCTACTCACATAAGAATCTTCAATTTTTGATTTCTTAACAGTAGTATTACCAAATAAGTTTGATTGTAATACTGAAGAATCTAAAATTTCACAATTAAATAAATCACATGTTTTTATATTTCCTTTAATTGTACAATCAACTAAATCAACATTTTCAACTAAAAAACATTTGTTTAATACAGAATCTTTAATTTGGATTTTACTAATGTCAGAATCATAATTCAATAGCCCTGAAGATAAACCAGATTCTGTTATAAGTTTAAATATATTATCTCTCATTTTAGGATAATACATTTCAATTATATTATCATAGGTCTGAAGATCAACCATTAATTTAATTTTAGGATATATCTTTTTAAATTTAGAATACGATTTATATGATTGAATTACCTTTTGGTGGTTTTCTAAAATTTTATCTAATGATAATTTATCCTCTTTAGTATAGTTAGGATATTCTAAAGTTTCATATAGTGAAATTATAAAATGTTCTGTTATTCTTAATATTGAATTATACTTCTTTTCATAATCTTTACCACCTAAATATCTAAATTCAATATACCCTTTAGGTACTTTAGTAAAATTAACACCATAATATTTTTCATTAACAAACTTATAATTTTGCCATATAGTTTTTCCTGATGAATCTTGTGTCATTCCACTAAGAGGCACCACAAATTTTATTGATTTTGCATATACTGAATCTTTTCTATTAGGAAATGCCTTATATACTTTGTCTTCATCAAAATTAAGGACAAATTTACCAATATCTAAATTTGATACATTAACAGATGGTCCTAAGGTTTTACCATCAAATGCAATATTAACATGAATTGAACATCTTTCATTAGTATTTCCATTTTCTCTTATCCACTTTAAAGTTTTTGCTAAAATTAACTTAGCTTCAGTAAAATGAAGCGGCCCTGTTACGAGTTCAATCATACCAGTACCACCTGAATTATCTGGTTCTAATTTAAATGTGGTATCTGATGGTGTAAAATCACTATGAGCCTTTTCCTCAATTCTTATTCTTTTATTTAAAGATTGAATTAAAGATTCTTTAGTTTTACTAAGATCTATGTTTGAGAAAAATTCAAACTCAAAACCTATCTTTGAGTTATGAATTGCTATAAGCTGTTCATTTGAATACATACCAGGTTTAATTTGTTTATATATTTAAACCTGGTATGTTCTATATTAAGATAATCCCATTGAAATTTTTCGTTCATTAGGGCTAATACTTCTGATAATAACTTCAACACTATCACCTTTATTTAAAGTTTTATCATTAAGTTCAGATTTATGGAGAAGTCCACTTATTCCTTTTTCTAATTGTATAAATACTCCATATTTTGTTTTTTTAGTAACTTTACCTATTACATTTTTCATAGGTGGATATTTTTTACCTGCACCATCCCATGGGTCTTCAACAGCACCATGTTGAGTAAGAATAATTTTATTTTGATTAATAATATCCTTAACCCAAAATTTAATGTCATCACCTGGTTTAATTGTTCTGGATTCAAATTCTTTTAATGATTCACTGATTTCATCCTTTGGTATTAATCCTGTTAAACATTCATTAAATTCAGCGAAAATTCCAAAGGTAGTAGTACCAGTAACCTTTCCTATAATATATTCTTTAGTATTTGATCTTAAGTCATCAATTTCAGTTGGAATTAAAGTCTTAAGATATTCACGGTGAGATACCACTATTGTATTTTTTTCACGTGAATATGTAATTGGCATAACTATTAATTCCTTACCAATTAGAGAATTAAAGTCATGTAGTTTATTTATGCCACCTAACGATCCTGGCATGAAACATCTTATTCCTGAAATTTCAACCCAATAACCACCATGAATAAGCTCTTTAACTTTGCATTTATATCCTACTGATTTATTTCCGATAGATTCTAATATTTCAGCTTTCTTAACCTCTGCTAATGCATCAGATATAGATGCAATTATTTCACCATTAGGCTTTGTTTTAATTTTAACATCAACTATCATATTAGGTTTAAGCTGCTCAGAAATTTCTTTAGGCTCTTTCGTTGTATAACATACTGCTGTAAATTTAGAACCAATATTAACAAGCGCATGATCTTCACTAACACTATGTATAATACCTTTCATAATAGCACCATCAGGTACATCAACATTATTATATGATTCGTCATCATTATTATTACCTTCAATATCGATACCATAGTCTTTAAGCATATCAATAGCATAAGGCTCACTTGATAAAAGTTTAACCCCTTTAGGTAATTTTAATTTTACCGTTTTAGTATCAAACGGATCTTCACTTAATTGGATTGTAATTTCTTGTTCAATCATTTTTATTTTTTAAATAGTTAATTTAGATTATATATTACCTACTAAATAGTTTATTATTTTTACACTTAATTAGGTATATTGTTTCATTATATAATACCAACCCAAGGTAAAACTAACGGAGGTGGAGGCGTTCCTGGTGCAGTTCCAGTCCATACACCAGTAATAGTACTTAAATGTTTTAAAATTGCTAAGTCTAATTCTTGAGCTACTAAATAAGGATCTTCTTGCTGAAATGCTAAGCCTATATCAGTATTAAGAGGTTCAGGTAAACCTGGTGACGTTACTAAATTAGTTGCACCAATTAATCCACCTGGTGGTGGAGGCATAGGAGAAAAAGATACACCTGTCCAATAAGTAACAATTGATGTAGCAGCAGGTAACCAAACAACAGGTAAAGGCTTTCCTATATTAAGTGCTCTTGCTAACTTAAATGATGCCGAAAATCCACTAAATATAATATCATCGGATTTTAATGAAATAGGATTAGATGGCCATTGTGGTGATGATGGTGTTACTAATGGTGCTGATTGCCCATAATATTTTGCAATTTCTCTAGCAGTACTATCATCACTATCAGAACTGTTCGTAGCTAACCAATCACCTACACCACTTATAAAACTACTACTATTCCACGCCATTAATCAGTTGTGTTTTTCTTACTAAGATATGAATCTGTTATTGAAGGTGGAGTAGGAGGTCCACTTGGACCAACCCCAGTTGGATGAATATGAGCATCAAAAATAGCCTTAAATGTATCTCCTTTCATAACTGCTTCAGCTGCTTGTTCACCTAATTTAATTCTAGGTGAATTAATATGTGATTCTGTTGATGCATTAATATTTGCATTATCACAATTTATGATTGCATCTTTACAATTTATTTCCGTATTATCTGTACTATTTATAATAAACTTAGCTGAATGTGTAAATGTAATATTTCCATCATTTAACATTACAATTGAATCACCGTTTGCATTTATAATTTCTACACTATTATCAGGTTTAATATTAACAGTAGTAGACCCTTCAGTAGTTGCATAATCAAACATAAGACCTTTTTCCTCAGTAAAGAATGCTTTAATATGTTCACCTTCCCGATTATTATTTCCTTCTTCATCTAATTCAAATGCAGTATCATATAATAAAACATGAGCATTATCATATGCAGTTTCTATTTCTGTTTTGACTTCATCTGAATGGTATAGATTATAATGATAAAACGGTGAGTATATGTTACCGTTATCAAATGTTACTTTAACTATTGAATTTAATTTTGGTACATCAAATGTACCAGAACCTGTTGAACTTCCTCCTGTGAATTTATTCCCAGGTCTTGCCCACGGTAAGCTTTCTGTAGGTATAATAAAATCACTTTGATTATCAGTAGGATCAACTCTACCATCAAATTTACCTAATACACGAATTCGACATCTTCCTTCAAATAGTGGATCTTGTGCATCCTCTACTATACCAACCCATTGTGAGTCTCTTAAATTGTCATATTGGAAATCTTTTGCACTTATTTTCATTATTCAAATATATTAGTACTATTTATTGATGGACCAGGTGGAACTTTTGTAAATAACCTATCAGACCCACTGATCGTTCTAGGTGGCGTTCCGTCATTATTAGTAGGCTGTTGTCCTGGTGGTAATATTCTATCACCTAACCTTGGTGCGGTATTAGGAATGTTTGTATCTTGTAACGCATTTAGTGCTGCACCGTTTAATGCATTTGCTAAACCTTGTGGATTACTAATTGAATTTAGAATTTCATTTCTTAAACCAAATGCATTACCTAATATTTGGCTTTGTGCAAATGATCTTGCTCTTTGTACCGCTGCACTTAATGTACTTTCAGCTTGGTTTGTAACCAAGTCTTTAGCAAACTTTTCTAAATTTGAACCACTTTGTGATGTTTGTTGTCTCTCTTCGTTTATTTGTGAGTTATAGCCTGAAAACTGTGATTCAAATAATACATTACAATAAGAAAATTTAATTTCTGTAGTGGTCACTGATGACTCTGAGTTTGAAACAGTTTCAAATACTTTACCACTAGCACTAACATCCCAAACACATTTTTTAAATCTGAATTTTATTTGTGATGTATTCTTATTTATAAAATCTTCAGATTTAGGATTATTATCACCTTGGTTATCAGAAAGTGAAACTAAATTATTTTTTGTGGTATTAAATTTCCTTATCTCTGATACTGAAACATATGCATCAAATTTCATTAAATTTTTAGGTAAAATATATCTTCTATATCTTGAATCATAAACTGCCATTTTATAAAGAGTAAATAGTGAAGTAAGTTTAAGATCTATAGCTTCAAGACACCCTATAGTAATACCTTCACCTTCAGCTGAACCTATATAAGGATCATTTGAAAAATCAGAAGATTTATTCCATGATTCAATTAAACCATCAATTGTTTGAAAATAATATGGTCTGGTTTCGGCAATTTTAAATAAACCTTGTACAAATGCTCTTAAATATGTAGCCCTTTGTGTTTCTCCTATTTGTTCTAAATAACCTACCGCGGATTCTCCTGAAGGTAAAGATAATGAATTAAGAGCATTTGATAATAATGATGTACTATTATTGAATTCAGGTAACTCACTTTCTCCTTCTAGTGCACCATTAAATAAAGGGCTATCTCGTAGAAATAAAATTTCAAAACCTAAGTAAGTTGGATCATCTAATGAAGTAACACCATTTCCCCCGCTTTTTATATCAGAAGGCACCTGAACAAATCTTTTAACAAATTCATATGAAGATGGGTAAGATACAGGTCCGCTTAAACCTAAAGCATCGGCTATTTCATTTACTCTTCCATTTGCTTCTTCCCCTAAAAATCCATTAGGACCAGTATTTATAGGATTAACTATTGGCATATTTTATGTATTTTTTTATTTATTATGTAGAAGGTTTAAACTCTCTTCTTTGTAGATATAATTTCATTCTTAAGCCACCTGGTTTAGTTTGAAAATATTCTAAACCTGATATAACATAAAAACCGCTTAAAAATTCATTAAGTATACCAGTACTTTCTGAGTCCTGTTCAGATGTAGTATCCCTTTCAGCTGCCCCTTCAGGCGGGGTTTCTTCACCGTTAGTGTTTTGGGTTAGGACTGTTTTTTGTGGGCTACCATATTCAAATATTTGGCAGTATATTCTGGTATATCTCAAAAGAGCAGGATTTACTGTATCTAATTCAATAACCATTCCCATTTTAGTTATTTCAATTAAATTTTGGTAATTAAGTACAATTGAATACATATACTCATCGTGTACATTTTCACTCTGTGTACCTAAATACTTAAATCTTAACTGATTATCTTTAGGACCTTCAGGTTCACCATCAATAATTCTACCTTTAGTTGCAGGAACAAATCCTGGTGTATCATTAGTTATTGGATCAACAAACTCACTTATAAATTCTTTATCAATTAAATTCCAACTCTGTGAATATCTTTTATACCCATTATTTTTAGTAACCATACCACTTTCATTAACCATTTGATACTTTGATATGTATCTTGCACCACCTTGCATTTTTATGAGATTACTTAAATAATTTGGAAAATTATCCTCTTCCCCTTCTGACTTACTATATAAATCTCCTGCATTTTGGCTAAATGTTTTACTTGCCTCAATTGAACCTTCCTGGCTAAATAATGAATTAACATCAACTAAAGTCAAATAATAATAAGGATCAATATATGCAGTAAAAAAATGATCATCGTCAAGATATGAATTTGACACAATATCTTGTATGTACTTTTCAACAGTATCATTAGGATTAATCCATGTCATTTCATCAGCAGTATCGTCTACATTAGATGCATAGCCTAACTGTAATTCTTCGGCAATTTCTAATAGTGAATTCCAACTAGTTCCATTTTTAAATTGTACTTTTTCTGTAAATAGATCGGGTACAAACATTCTCCCTTCAACCATAAACTTATTAGCTGATACATTACCACCACCACCAATAGGTGATATATCAACAATGCTAAAATCTATTCTAATAGGTTTAAATGTAGTTTCATTACCTTGTGATCTAATGTACAATTGGATAATGTCACCGTCCTTTGGAAAAAATCTTGACATAAACATTCCATCCCTATCTTCAAAAATTATCTTGATAGTAGGATAAAAACCAGTGTTCCTTAATCTTATAAGATCTATCCTATCTTGTTGAACCTCATATTGGTTAATTCTAACTAATGAAATAACTGAACTTGTTTTTGATGGTGGTATTTCTGACTTAAGCCCATCAGAGTTTTCTGTACCGCTCTCAACATCAGGAATACTCATTTCATCAAGCACTATAGCAGGTTCAATTATAGTAAGTATTTTATTTTCAATTTCAGCCATTATCTATTTCTAGTATTAAGATTAGTACCTAGTTTAATTTTTCCTTTTGCAAACTCTTTGACATTTTCACCTGGTTGTAAAACATTAGGAGGTAATGGTGATTTAACTCCATTCTTTTTATTTTTTGCTTTTTGTATAAGTCTTTGTATTCTTGATTGGTCTTTTTCGCTTTGTCTATTTGTTTCAATATATTGTGATTGTACTGAATCTGGCTTTTGTATAGTTTTAGGCCTAGAATAAAATAATTGAGGATTTTTAAGATTAGGTATAATCAAAAGATCACCTTCTTGTATTGAAAAAGGATTAAAAATATTATTAATTATACAAATAGCATCAACATATTCAGTTGTACCAAAGTATTGATCTGAAACCAAATCAACTCTACCTGCTTGATCAAAAGCAACATAATGAATTGATTTAATACCATATTCTGATACATATTTAAATGACGGCGCAGTTAAATCAAAATATGATTCACCTGTTTTTTCGTCTATGAGAGTATTTTTTAAAGTTAAAGACTTTATATTCATTTTTTTATTTTTTTATGAATCAATCATTATAGCTACTAAATTAGAAACATATTCTGGATCATTATCTGTAACTATTGAATTTTGATTAGATGTTTTATTATTGATATTTTCATTACCTACATCTTCTTTAGAAATTTCATTTCTATTTCCACTAAAGTCTGATTGTGTTCCTTGTCTATCTTGAGTTCCTACGTTTGGAATTGAACCATAAGTTTCAATATTAGCACCGCTTAAATTTAAAATATCATCTGAGCTTTCAGCTGATGCATAAATTCTACCTTTACCTGCATTAAACATATTTTCTATATCACCTTTATCTCTAGGTTTTCCGTGTTTAACATCTACTTCAAATTTTAACTCCATAGGAAAGTCATCATAACCTAGACCGTGACCTAATGTCATAACAGTATTATCACAGTACATATTACCCATCGTTACGATTGGATTAAGAGGGTTACCTACAGTTACATGCCAGTTTCCAGTTGGATCACCACTAATAAAAGCTTTAGTTGCTTCAGTACCTACAGGACCTCCAACTTGACTACCTAAAAATTGACCCATTACATTTCCTAAAAAGTTTTTACCTGCTTTGAGGCCACCTTCAAGTAGAGAGTCTAATGAAAAGCCACCATCACCATCGCCAAATAATCCTTTAAATCCTGTTTCTACATCATTAACAACAGAACCTATATAACCAGCAAAATCACCCTTTCTAAGTTTAGCAATGTCACCAAATTGATTAGCAACATAACCAGCTGACCCATAGTATCGATGACCTCCTCCCCAAAATGCTGCATTATTTGTAGTCATAGTTAACATGTTACTCATAATGTCTATCATTGCAATTTTAGGATTAACATAATTTAATGATTTAAGTTCATATTCAAATGTTAATTTAAGATCATTTTGAAAAGATAAACCCCTATCCCTGATAAAAGTTTTATCAACAACATTTACAGGACCTAATACAAAGTTTGCAAATGTAGTACCTAATCTATCTTCTGTTGTAATATTTTGTGCAGCAAATTTTTGGCCTGGTTCTATATTTTTACTAGCATCTACGATCGATCTACCTATACCTCCTATTTTACTATAAAAGGGCTGTTGTGTATATCCACCGTCACCACTACTTTGGCTTTCCATTTCGGACGTTAATTCTTTCCAATTAAGGCCGTATGTAAAATTTAAAATTTCATCTAATTTATTACCGGCAGTTTCACCTAAATAAGTAACAGCAGTAACACCAGCAACTTGTGTTGCATCTACACTTGCTTCTGTAGTAGTTTCTCCTTCATTTTTTGGTGCTGGTCTAGAATTTAATGAGTAAATATTATCAGGAATTGGAATTGGAAACCTTCTTAATGTAATCAAATGATTAACAGGTATTTTTTGGTAATATTTACAATAGAGAAAATCTGATGCTTTATATCCAATTTTAGGATATTTATCCTTAAAAAATTCAATTACCTTTGAAACCGAAACATTATGAGCCCTATCACCACCCATAAGTGGATTATTAGGACTATCTCTATAGTTATTAGAAACATCACCAGACAAATCTCCATAAAAACCTCTGAAATTATATAAAGCATATGTATTTGCTAATGATACCGGTACAGTAGCTGGACCATTTTCAGGCACAGTAAATACATCAGGTTTACTTTTTGTTGAATAAAAATTTTCAGCGTATTTTTGTGCAACATCATCAGCAAAGCCAAATGATTGTCCACCAAATGCTTTTAATTTATCAGGAGATGAAGAATTTGGGTTTTGTGGTAAAGCATCGTTAATTCCATCAATTCTAAACTTTATACTCATTAAAGACGTTTATTTTAGATATATATTTAGCCTAATGAATCCAGATATTTGTCAATATCAATATCACTATTGTTAAATTTATCATTCCACCCTATTTTAAATCTTTTATCAAATTCATATGTGCTATCTACTGATAAAATACCTTTAAAAAATGGGCGAGCCATAAACTCTCTTGTTTCTTTTAAATTTTTTGAAATTAAATAAAATTGAACTTTTTCAAATAAGTCTTTTAATTTTACTTTTGTTTTTGTACACATTAATGAATCTACAATAACAAAAAATCTATCTCTATCCTTATCATTAAGTCTTTTTTCTAATGATCTAACGTTAGGATAGTTTTCTTTTTTTAATGGAAAAGGTGTACCTCTACCTTTAAATGATTTATGAAAGCTCATATCAAAAAAATAAGTTTTAAGATATTTCATATTATCATAAAATTTAATAATCCTTATTTGGTACTTAGGATTAATTGGATCCCATTGTGTATCTATAATTACGCCCTTTACAGGAATAAGTACATTTGGTTTATTATGGGATGATAATAAACAATAAACATAATCACCTTTATTAAAGATTCTATGTTGTTTCATTCAAATAATATTACATCATTAAATAATTTTTCTTTATCACCTATTGAAACGTTCTGTGTGTGATAAATATTAAAATTAATATTTTTAGTAGTTATGTCAAGTACAAAGCTTTGTACGTTAGTTATAACTTCATAGTCTAAAGAACTTAAAACATAATAAACAGATGATATTGAATCTTTGCTAAATACACTTTGTAATTGTTTAACCAAATATGAAGATACTACCTCATCTGATGGCTCATATTGATAATAATCGTTTTTTGTAAGCTTATTAACAATATCAATATAATTGACACAGTCAATACTTCTTGGTACATTACCTAAGAATTCTTTAACCTTTACTGCATCATGAGTGTATATAAAATTAAATTCTATGATTTCCTCCATTCTTTTAATAAATTAAGTTCTGCATCTAGTTCCTTTATCCTATTATTAATTTCATCTATTGTAGGTTCATAATGACTACCCCATTCTGATTGAATTTTAAGAACTTCTTTACTAAATTTATTTCCTATATGTAAACCTAAATCTTCACATATATCATAAAAAAATCTTTTAATATAATTTATATTATTTTGATTATCTTCAGACTGTTCATAAACATCAACAATGGAAAAGTTTTCTTTACTACCGCCATAATTTTCATCAATAACTTTTTTAATTACCCCATTTCTTGCAGGTTGTAATATAACTTTAGCCATTAATTATAGTCTTTTGTTTTTAGAAATAGCAGCTTCTTTCATGAGTTTTCTAGCTGTTTTCTTATCCTCATGCCAAGTTTCTAAATATTTTACTGAAGTTATAACATTGGCTTCTTTTAACATTTTAATTTCATTTTCATTGTACCCAACATCATTCCAATATTTAATTCGTTTCTTTTCAATTTCTTCTAATTGAGTATTAATAGAATTTTCAACATTCTTTTGGTTTTTGTTAAATATTTCATTACCTCTCTTAATGTTTTCTTTTCTAAAATTAGCCCTATCTTTAAAAGATAAAGAATTTTTTATTTTGAAAAATTTATTAAATTTCATTGCAGATCTTCGCTGTCTTCTATTAGGTATTCCTTCCATGTTTAATTAGATTTAAATTATAATATATTATATATTGGGTGATTTATTTAAGCTGGCTTGTGAACGAATCTATTAAATGTTCAACTGATTTATTAAGTAAATTTTTGATTTGTTTACTATCTAATTGGTCATTAATATAATTCATTAATGCAAATTTTACTTTATCATCACCAAATGAGTTAGATAAAACTTTATATAAATCTTTTGTTGGGATACTGATAGGTACAGATATATCTAAACTATAAGTATCTGTTTTATCCATTGTATCAAGTAAAGACATAATTGGATTTTTTAACCTATCAGTATTTTTATTATCTGTATTATTAATTTCATTTTGCTGTGGTCGTTTTTTATTATTAGATGGTTCTAAATTTATATCATCTAATAAGTTACCTTCATTAGTAACATCAACCATAAATTCATTTAAGAGGGTAGCATTAATTCTAGACCCACTTTCAAAATCAATCCATTCTGGGTCTTCTTTTAATACAGTTTCAACCTTTCCTAATTTATCCCCTTTAATCCATTGGAGCTTTTTTACTTCTTGACCTTCTGACATAATCTTTATTTTTTATATAAAGATTATGTCAATAGTTTAATATTAAGATGGTGTGTATATCATGCTCCATGAAATTGACATTTGATTAACCTTTGCATCAGTACCAAAGCCTAACATTAAATACTCTCCACTATTTAATGTGTTTGTTAAAGTAGTTGTAAAATTAAAACAAGTATAAGCAACAGATCCATCTGTTGTATAAGATGAATTCCAATTAGTACCAGTTTCTATATTGGTAACCGATACTATTCTACCTGAAATATCACTACATTTAAAATGATCCAATGCAGCATTTAAATTAAATGATATGTTACCTGCAACAAAAGAAATACCTGTGACTGTTATAGTACCACCTGCAGCTAATGTTATTGGTAACGGTATACCTGAACCAATGTTTTCTACTACTATATCAACACCTGGTACTTTATCAAAAGGATAAAGATTCCAATCAGGGTATGACCATGTATAAATATCGGCGGATGTTGGTGCAGCTGCAAATGAGTATCTACCAGCAGTTAAGTCTGAAATACCACTAATAGATGAAAATGATGATTGCGCAATTGAAAAATCATTAACAGGACTACTAGGTCCTTGGAAACCTTGTTCACCTCTTTCTCCTTGGAAACCTTGATATCCTTGGAAACCTTGATATCCTTGGAAACCTTGTTCACCTCTTTCTCCTTGGAATCCTTGATATCCTTGGAAACCTTGTTCACCTCTTTCTCCTTGGAAACCTTGATATCCTTGATATCCTTGATATCCTTGG